GCGTTCGTCCCGAGGCTCATCAAGATCGCGATCAAAGACCCTGGAGCTTTCGTGAGCGACGACAAGGGCCGGCAGAAGTTCGCACACTTCCCCGTCGATGAGCCGGAACTGATCCCGGACTTCTTTCTCGCTGCCGGATTTGAGATGCTGGACGCACTCAAGATTGCTGCTGTGATGGAGGGCAAGAAGATGCCGATGGATGTGAAGGAGGAAACCTACTATCGGAGGCGCCAGCAGAAAAAGAAGAAAGCCCGGACAGCAGCAGTATTCCGTCACCGGTAAGCTCAAGGATGATGGTCCTTCGGTTCTGGTCGCACCGTCTGTTGGTGATGAGTCCATAGAGTTCAAGGACTCCGCAGATTTGGCTGACCGCAGACTTAGTGAGCTTTGTCTGCTCTGCGATTTGAGACTGGCAGAGGCTCTTGCTGATGCACTCAAGTACGGCGACCTGGGAAAGCGTGTTGAGTCCAGCGTCCGTGCATCGCCGCCAGAGCGAGGTAAGCGGCAGATTTAACGACTGTGGTAAGTTGAACATATTGATACGTAAACACGTATCCAAAGCGCGATCATGTGCAAATGGTGGGTTTCACCAACCAAACCCCATAGCCTACCATGCCTACAGTACCTCGCTCTCTCAACTCTTCCGTCGAAGGAATGGTCCACTCCAAGCTCGTCACCTTTACGGAGGACGCAACGAGCACGACTCACACCGGAACGGTTGCCATTCCGGCCGGATCGCAGATTCTTGACATCATCGTCTGGTCTTCGGTTCTTTGGTCTGATGACTCCGCAGCCATGATTGTTGGCGACGCCACCGATGACAATGGATGGTTTGAATCATTCCAACTGGACACCACTGATCTTGTGGTCGGCGAACGCCTCCAAGCCGCCTCAGATAACTTTTGGGGCGGCAAGCAAGGGGTTTATCTAACTACAGCCGGCCGATTCGGTCCGGCTACCGGTGATGGAATGGGTGGGTATTACGCCGCCGCTGGCAGCGTGATTGGCAAAATCACCGTGACCGGCCCATCAGCAACCGCCGGCCGCACGTTCATGAACGTGATCTACGCCACCCCGAGCACCGGAGCAGCTACCGCAGCCTAATCCTGAGCCAGTAAACCCAACAGAAAGGAACTTTCCTATGAACGGATTTGAAACCCCATGGCATCCAATCGCGCTTGTGCCTACGGCGCCAACTCGCCTCACGCTTCCGACGACCGGCACGCTGGCAACCGTGGCCGGGACGGAGACGCTGACCGGCAAGACCATTACCGGTGCCACAACGAGCGGAACCCTGCACAAGGGAACCGTTACCACACTGACCGGAGACGGCGCCATCGACATCAGTCTTGGTGACATCTTCATCTTCACAAAAGGCTCTGCTGCTGCGATTACCATTGCCGCACCTGCTGCTGGCGATGAGGGTCGGATCATCTGGCTGAAAAGCGGGTCTGCGTTCGCTCACGTAATCACGGTTGCTGGAAGCGGCCTTGGTGGCAGCGGAACTTCCTACGACGTTCTGACGTTCACCAACGTGGTCGCCGCCAACGTCACACTTCGGGCCTATGACCAGAAATGGTACATGGTCGGGCAGCACCTGACCGCCGTCGCGTAACCGCTTGTGCGTTGAGACTGGCCGGGGGCTTTCGGGCTCCCGGCCTTTTTTGTGTCTGCTTTCTCAGATTTGACGAATACGCAATCGCGGATAGCTTGCGGAATGACCTCACACACAGAATCACTCACACTTAAACAAGCCAAGAAGACGTTCGCGCTTCTCAAAGTCCAGTGGACGAAATCAGTTGAACGCATCGTCAGCGCCCACCTGAAAAATCAACACCTTGCGGTTTCCGGTCCGTCAAGTAGTTCAAAATCGACCACAATGGCGGCGCTCGCCATCGCCAGGGTTCTGGAATCCCCATCGGATACGACGTGCATAATCTACGTAAATTCCATCACGGCAGCCAAAAAACGCATCTGGAAATGCGTGACGGAAATGGTTTACCGGCTTCCAGATGAGGTGCGGAAAAGATTTAGGATTGGCGCCGCAACATGCTCGGTAAAAATCGACGGCCAATCAAAGCCTTCCATTCAACTCATCGCCGACAAGCCAACGGAAATGATCGGAGTGAAAGCTGGGCGGGTTTTCTTGTTTGTTGATGACATGGCTTTCGGCCGATTTGACGAGTCCACTATTTACAACCTTTCAATAAACCCGGTCTTCAAAACAGTCGGCGCATCAAATCCAAATCCGCACGGGCTGGACGATCCATTCTCGACATTCGCAAAGCCGCTTGAAGGATGGGGGTCCGTCGATGTATCATCCGATACTGAATGGAAAAACCGATACGGGAAAACGATCATCGTTTCTCTCGAAGAGCGAACAGAAAGCCTTCGCTTCGCGCCATCAAAAGAGCAGGTTGAGATAAAAAGAAAGCTACTCGGGGAGAACAGTCCGCTGTTCATGTCATTCTACCGAGGAATGTTTCAAAAGCTTGCGTAATGGATCAAGACGCGATCATCGAACGATCCGGAGAGTCACCAAGCCCGCCACCGTGGGACTACGACGCGTGGGGTGAAGACGCAGACGGCGAGATTTACCACAAGCTCTACGGAACCTGGTGGGAGCGGCGCATCCAATACACGCGCCTATTCATCGAACTGGAATGCTTCCGGGTCGGCCGAAAAGAAGAAGACGGTGGACTTGGGAAATACGGGCACCTTCGGGAGTGCGTCGAACTACTCTGGCGTCGAGATGAGAAAGGAAAGCTACTCAAAGACCCAAAAGTGGAATGGAACGAATGGGTCGAGAAGATGCTGGAAGAAGCCTGCAATCACCAGTTCCTCGCGGTGGCCGGCTGTTCGTCGTCCTGTAAGTCATTCTCCGGAGCGATCTACGGCATCTGCACATTCCTTTCGTGGCCCGCGGTGACATCAGTCCTAATGACATCAACATCCATCCAGGGCGCAAAGAAGCGGATTTGGAAGGCGGTCATCGAGCTTTGGAACGCGCTGCCAGAGGGAATCAAGAAGGACTACAAGATTCGGACCAGCCTGAACATGATCCAGTATATCCCTCCGGATGGATCAACACCTTCGGAGTCCGCATCCATCAACCTGATCGCCGCGGAGCCAAAGCAGGAGGCGGGAGCGATGGGCAAGCTGATCGGGATCAAGGGCCAGCAGGTGCTCCTTATCGCAGACGAGTTGTGCGAGCTTTCTCCGTCGGTGCTGTCCGCCACCACGAACCTCATGTCGAACTCGGTGTTTCAGATGATCGCCATGAGCAATCCGAAGAACTACGAAGACCCGTTCGGCCGAATGTGTGAGCCGATTGCCGGTTGGGCATCCATTGATGAATCGACGTTTGAGTGGGACACGAAGTATGGGAAAGCGATCCGGTTCGATGTGCTCCAAAGCCCGAACTATCTCCAGAAGAAGAAGGTCTATCCCTACATGCTTTCCTACAAGGCCATCGAGAGCGAGCGCAAGAAGTGGGGAGAAAACAGCGCGATGTTCTTCCGGTTCTTCCGTGGGTTCTTCCCGATTCAGGGCGTGGAATCGGTCCTGTATTCGGACGTGGACTTCAATGCGTTCATGAAGAAAGAGGTCGAGTGGGGCAAGGATGCGCCAATCAAAGTGGCTGGGCTGGACCCTGCGTGGTCATCAAAAGGCGACCGGTCCATTCTCATGTGGGCTCTGTTTGGTAAGAACAAGGAAGGGCTCCACTGCCTGCAATACGTCGATCACATTGCGCTGGTCGAGGATGCGGCAAACAAGGAAACCCCGTTCACAATCCAGACTCGACAGCAGGTGGAAGCGCTGCTCAAACGGGAGGGAATCCATCCGAGCAACTTCGCTTTCGACAACACGGGTGGCATTGCCTACGGGGACATGCTGGTCCAGACGCTCGGCAGGGACGTTCTACGGGTGAACTTTGCCGGGAAGGCATCGGAGCGACCCGTATCCGCCACCGACCGAACGCCAGCTTCAAAGAAATACGGGAACCGGGTGTCTGAGCTTTGGGGTGTCGGGATCGAGTTCCTGCGCGGTGGGCAATTCGCTGGAATCCCGGATGACTTGAAGGCTGAGATGAAATCCCGTCGCTACGAGATGGTCAAAGGCGGTGACGGGGAGCGGATGGTCATGGAGCCCAAGAGCGAGATGCGGAATCGGACGGGGAAGAGTCCTGACCTAGCAGATGCGTTTATGATAATTACAGATTTGTGCCGCACGAAGTTCCATTTCTACTCCGAGGAACGCGGCCTCCAAGTCATGCCGGCTCCGGACATCGACAAGATGTACCGTGAAATCGACATCGTGGCACTCAGCAATCACGGTCAAGGGGACTGGGTTCCGTTGTCAGCTTGAATAGCTCTGAGAGGGCATGGGCTCTGCCTGCCTTGAACCCGGCCGAAAACGCTTCCAGCAACGAGCATCCGACAAGCAGTCCTGGATTATTCCTTATGTGCTCATCCCACCATTTGACGGCAGCTTCACCCGTAGGCTTGTCCAGTAGTGTCTCTTTGAATGAGGAAATGGTCATTTGGGATGCTGTCTCAAATCCCGCTCGTTGACCAATACGCATTCGCGTAATACTCTGGCGGATAATGAAGACCGTCACTCAGATCAACTCGGTGCTCTCAACCTACCTGCCAGCATCGGGAGGTGTATCGCCGTCCACCATGATTGGGATGCTGAACCAGGTGCTGCCGAGAATCTACGAGATGGGCGACTGGCAGGCTCTGCTGACCGAGTGGGAAGTGGACATTTCATCCGGGTATTTCTTCCTTCCTCCGGATTACGTCACCATCAACAGCGCGACAATCAACGGTGAGCCGGTTCAGATTCGCTCACTGTCCTACGAAACGCAGTATCCGGGAACTGGCCCGCTTTCCGGTGGCGTTGGGTCAGCCTACGGGTTCATCGACAAGGGGCTCGGGCCTCTCATGTCCGAGATTGCCACAGAAGGCGCAGATGAATTCCTGTTCACTTCCACGTCTTCGTTCTCATCCGGCGATACCGTGACCGTCACGTTCAACGATGCGGTTGAGGGACGGATTGAAGTCACGATCCCGCTGCACGCCATTTCCACGTCGATCACTTCGGCGTCCGATGCCGGAGGCGGGAATACAACCCTTGTCGTTTCCTCTACGACCGGCTTCGTGGCCAACATGGGCGTCACCATCACCAGCGGCGGAACCGGCTACAATGACACATGGCGTGTTGTATCGGTCACGGACGCGACTCATCTAGTGATTGCCAAAGCATTCACGGCAACGACCACCGGAACCGTCGCCAACGCCAAAGCCCTGTATCCGCCGTATCTCATCTCATCGGTCGAGAAGGTGGAATACGCCTCGCTCCCAGCCAAGGTGATGATGAAGGACGCGGATGACATCATCTACGCCATCCTTCCACCCGGAGACGGCATCAGCCAATACCGCCGGTTCAACTGCCCACAGGTTCCGGAAGACACCACGGAGGAATTCCTGGCCACATGCGTTGTGAAGCGGGCGTTCATTCCGCTCACGGCCAATTCGGATGCGGTCCACATTGACAACATTGCAGCCATCAAATCGGCCATCTTTGCGGTCATCTACGAGGACCGCGGAGAACTGGAGGCGGCGGACATCCAGTGGCAGAAGGCGAAGAAGTTCCTTGAGGACGAAACGTGGAACGTCCGCGGCGGCGTTCAGGAAACGCAGTCAGTCAATCCGTGGGG